GTACTTCAGGCGCGCCACCAGCTTGTAGCCGGCGCCGTTCTTGAAGATGCGCAGGCCCAGGTTGAAGGTCTGAGGGATCTTCAAAGAGCCGTCGGCGCCCGCGGTGGCGTTGATCGTCTCGTTGTAGACCAGCTGCGTCTGGCCGTCCTGCAGCCGCTTGGCGCTGCTGAAGTTGATGCCGCTGGATGCCGCGATAGTGGTGGCCACCTTGAGCAGCAACTCGCCTTCGGAGCCCGGGATGTCGGCCAGGTTGTCTTCGATGAACTCGGCGAACTCCGTCTGCGTGAACTGCTTGCCGTTGAGCGACATCCAGCGCATGAACTCGGGCGTCTTCTCGGCCACGAACTGGGCCTTGTGGTCCTTCCAGCCGGTGTCGGCCTTGTCGCCGTTGAAGATGGCCACGATGGCGCACTTGTCCGGGTCGGCCAGCAGGTAGCCGGTTTTCTCGCCCTTCTGATCGTTGGCGTAGGTGATGAAGCTGTCCAGATCCAGCAGGGTGGTGGTGCCAGTCTTGCGGCTGGGCGCGGGCAGCGCTTTCTCGATCGCGGCATCCAGGCTGTGGACGTTGTAGCCGGGTGGGACCATCAGATGTGCGGTCGTGCCGGTCAGTTGGGCCTTCAGGCCGGCGGCCGTGAGCGTTTGAATCAGGTTGGCGGTGTCGATGTCGGTGTTCATGGTTTAGCTGGCGTTTTTGAGGATGGTTGGGCGCTGCTCTGCGATGTCGCGCAGTTCAAGCGATTGCTGGCGGGGGTGGTTGCGCACCGGCTCGCCGTCTTCGCTCAAATAGAAGAAGTCCGTCGGCTGCTCGGGCTTGGGCAGCGTGAGCGCGTGTTCGATGGAAATGACAACGCGGTCCACGTTGCCGCTGGTGCCTTTGACGGCGGGCTGCACCTTCAGGGTCAACTTGAGCGCGCCGCCGCGTCCGGTGTTTTGCACCGTTTGCAGCAGCGTGGCGAAGTCAGCGGTGATAGCCGCGTGCGTCGTGCCCTCGTTGATGTCGTTGAGGAAAACTGAAAAGGCTTTCATGGCTCTCTTTCTCTGGTGGGGGGATAAAAAGGCGGCCCAGGTGTTTTGGTTGTTCCGGCGGGAGGGGGTGCACCTGGGCCGCTGAAACTCAGGCCGCCAAGCGGACTTGGCTGGAGTTGGCGGCGGCAGCAAGGCGCAGCTTCGATTCGTTCTCGCGCACGACACGAGAGAAAGCGATCAAGTCGGCCTCGAGGGCTTCGATGTCGCTCTCCACGCGGTTGATGCGGATGACCTTTATTTGCAGGCCCAGGTCTGCAAGGTCCGGAGCCCAAAGCACAAGGTCAACCCACTGGCGGTTCAACAGCCACAGGTAGCCGTTGATCTGGTCGATGTATTCGCTGATGTCACCTTCGATCAAGGCCTTGAATAGCGTGTCGCTGCTCACCATCGTCTTGATTTCGAGCACGCCGTCGTCACCAATGAAGCCGTCAACCGACACGCCGAAGATGCCTTCGTCGTCGGTGATGAAACCCGCCTCGAACACAAGGTTGCCGGTCAACAGTTCGTAGGCTGTGCGGGCAAATGGCTCCTGCTCAGTGCCGAACCGCATCGCGCCGTTCTGGTACGTCTCGAGCACCTTGCCGCCGGCGCGCTGGCGGGCCACGTCTTTGGCGTAGAGCGCGCACTTGGCTGATGGCTGGCCCTTGGCCGTTTTGTCGCGGGCGTCCTTGAAGCGGCTACCAGTGATGACACCGCGCCGCGATTCTTTCCAGGCATCGGAGCCTTGGGGGTCGGTATAGATTTTCAAAGCGATGCTCCTTTCGATGGTGAGCAGATTTCAGAGACGTACTGCGTGGAAATTCCGAACTGGGCGGCGAGGAGTGCAGGAACGCCCACAGCCATGCGCTTGACGCCCGGCGGCTTGTGCGATCGGATAAAGGCGATGTCGGCTTCGGACAACTTGGCGCGTGGAAACATGAGCCCTTTGGCCTGACGACCCTTGCTCACTTTGTCCGCTGTGTTCACCTGCGTTGTGCCCACGAAGTGATGCTTTGGGTTGCAGCAGGGTGGGTTGTCGCAGTGGTGGCAGACCTCCATTCCGTCAGGCACCACGACGCCAGACAGAACAGATGCAACCTTGTGCGCGGGGTGGTGCCGCCCATTCATCCAGAACGCTCCGTAGCCTTGTTTTTGGCTGCGCGCGCACGCTTTCCATGGCCAGCACTCGTCAGGGCCGCGCACTTCCACCTTTGACCAAAAACGGTCTTCCAGTGATGGCGCCTTGGACGCTAGGGCAGCGCGCGCCAGCACCGCAGCCTCGGCCCGATTCATGCTGCACCGCCCATCTGTTCCTTGAGCTCGCGGTACTTCGCGCGCAGTTCATCGCGCTGCACCTCGTCCTGCACCTCGCCAATCCAGTCGGCGGCATCGTCCAGCGCGTCGGCGTTGGCCGCTGCGACCAGCTTCTGCATGACTTGGGCAAACGTCACCACGGGGCCGCCGGTTGCTGGTGCTGGCGCTGCTGCGGTGCTGTTGGTGTCGAACGTGCGCGCGCTGTCGGCCTTGAGTGCGGCCGCCTTGTTGGCGGCGTGCTCGGGCGTCTTCACGAGTCGAGCCTGCTCTGCGGCAGACAGGGACTTCCAGAATGCACCGTAGGCGCTGGCGCCCTTGGCGGCGGCAGCTGTGGCCTGCGCCAGCACCTCGGGGCTCCATTCGTTGGCCGGCTCGTCGGCTAGGACCACGGCGCCCATGTCGCGCGGCGCCTGCTCTTCGAGCTCGTCGGGCGTGTAGACGCCCAGCAGGACGTCCGGGGTGTGCAAGCGGGCCCAGCGGCGCTGCGCAAGGTAAGCGATCTGCTGCTTTGGGTCTTCCGTCCACAGGCCGCTATTGCGGGTGCGGCACTGCGTCATCAGCAGTTCCAGCACGCGGGCGCCGGGCTCGCCCTTGATGGTCCCGCTCACGCGGATGCCCAGGCCCTTCTCGTCGTTGAGGTTCCAGTCAGGAACGATGTACTTCTTCGGGTTGCCGTTGTCGTCCATCTTCTTGGTGGACGTGACCTCCTTGAACTTGCCGATGATCTTGTCCCAGTCGCCGAACCACTCCAGCTGCAGGCGATCAGCCATCAATGGGCTGTTGTTGACCACGGCCGCCACCAGCTGGCCCTCGTAGCCCAGCGTGCCGTTGACGAGGTGGGTCTTCTGCGCCACGGCGAAGGGGTTCATGCCGAACTGCATCGCCTGCATCGTCACTGCCATGCAGTCACCGGGATTGCCCCGCAGGTGCTGCGGGATGGTGGTCTTGCCGGATGCCATCAGTTCGGCCAGGCGGATCATGCGATCCATGTTTGCGCCGTCCATCATCAGCGCCATGACGCTGGTGTTGTGGTTGGTCACGGCAGGGGTGCCCGGCTTGGGCTGGGGTGTCAGTTCGTTGCTCATTGAGTCTTCTCCTTGGGGTTGATGGGGTTCTCAGGCGGCAAGCGCCTGGCCGCGGTACAGCCACGTCTCGATGGAGGACAGGCGGTTCATGGCCTCGGCCTCGGTGATGCCGAAGTAGCCAGCCACCGCGTCGATGGCGACTTCCATGATTTCGTCGTCGGTGGGCTCGGTGCCGGCCAGCAGCGGGACGAACGCGGGCGGCCCTTTCATGGCGGCATCGAAGCCGGCCAGCACCTCGGCGGTGACTTCGGCGTCCACGATGTCGTCATGGGCGGGCACGCCTCCTGCGCCTTGTGCGCCTTCATGGCATGTGCGCGCGGTGGGCGCGGGCTCGATCACAGATCCCCGGAAATCGCCGTTTTCTTCGCTTCGGGCGTTTTCGGTGGGGGCAGTTGCCTCGGCCGGTGCGGGTGCCGGGGCCGGCGCTGCCGCGCGCTGCAGGGCCTCGAAGGCCTCGCGCTCGCGGGCCAGTGCTGCCTGCTGCTCGGCCAGCGCAAGGGCTGCAACACGCTCGCGCTCGGCCTGCTCCTGCCGCTGGCGCTCGAGCTCGGCGCGCTCGTTGGCCAGACGCTGCTCTTCGGCCGCTTGGGCCTGCCGGCGCTCTTCGCGCTCGCGCTCGTCGGCCTGCTTCACAGCCAGGATGGATTCGATCGATGCCACGCCTTCGGTGTGAACGCGCAGGGCATCGCCTTCGAACTCGTCCAAGCCTTCCAGGCTGGCGGCTTTCAGGGCTTCCAGAATGACGCTGACGCGCTCGGCGGTGCGGCATTCGCCAGCGCGCGCCACCATCTGGCGCATGGCGCTGATGCGCTCGGTGATGGCCAGCACCCGGGCGCGGTTCGCGGCCTCGCGGGCTTCCTTCTCGTCGGCCTTGCGCTTCTCTTCGGCTTGGATCTGCTCGTGGATGGGCGTCTCCAGCTTCATGATTTCGGCCGTGATGGCCTCGGCGCGTGCGGTCACGTCTGCCTTGAGCTCGTTCAGCGGCTTCTTGGCGGCGTCCAGTGCGGCCTTGACGGCGTAGCGCGGCTCACGGATGGCCATGCGGGCTTCGGTGGCCTGCTTCATGCCCTTGGTGGTGGACACATCGAAGACGACGTTCTCGTACTTCTTGCGCAGCTTTGCCAGGCCAGCTTCAACAGCGTCGAACTCCTTCAGCGAGGACTTCACCAGCGCCATGCTGCGCTGACTCACGGTGAGCTCTCGCGCCGGTGGTGGCGCCTCTGGTGCGGCTGGGGGTGCGGCTGCAGCGACGGGCGCTGCGTCCACGATGGAGTCTTCGGTCATCACATCGATCCTTTGGTTTGGGTGACAGGGGAGGGGTGGCAGACGAGGCGGTATTGCTCGTCCCATTCGTGGGTGGCACCCGGGCCTTTGAGGCGCACGCACAGGCGCGATGCGTGATGCTCAAGCTGGGCCTCCAGTGCGGCAAGCTGCGCCATGGAGTCGACCGGGGCCTGCTGCTCGCTGGGCGCCTCCAGAAACGGGCCCATGAACAGCAGGGCGCCCATGAGCACGAGGAATGCGAGAACTTCCTTCATGGCGCGATCACCTCCGCCAGGTCTGCACGAGCCTGGGCTTCGGCAATGAGGTCTTCCATGCCGCGCTCTTTCAGGACGGCGATCAACTGGAATGACAGGGTGCGCCGCTCCTGCTCGCGCCGCGCCAGCTTTGCCTTGAATGCCGCGTCCTCGATGACGCGCCGCTCCAATGCGAGTTGTGCGGCCTCGGCCTCCAGCGTCAGGCGGTCGGCGAACGGGCGCTCGGTGCCGTCAACGAACCAAGCCCGCTTCCACTCGGCCAGCGTTGCATCGATTTCAAGTCGCCGCATCTTGATTTGCTGCAGGCGGTCCTCTGGAAGTTGCTCGCTCATGCGATCACCTGTGCTGGCAGGCCTGCAATCAGCAGCATTTCGTCAAATGCGTCATCGGACTGGGGACGGATAGGGCGCATCACGCGATCGAGGCAGTTCTCGCAGAGCCCGATGTCCGTCTGAACGGGCGGGTCAATGCGCCAGCCAGGCTCGCCGGTGATGGGGTGTTTGACGAGCTCAACACACACACAGATGTGGCCAAGGGCCCGAACCGTTCCGGGGTGGGATGCGCCGACGATGACGGCGAGTTCTCCTTGCTCGCAGTTCATGCGACACCCCACTTGACCTGCTCGGCCAGATCGCGCTCCAGCGCCATGCGCTCCAGCGAGCCGTCGCTCTTCATTTCGTTGATGCGCAGGTCGGCGCGCACGCGTGCCGCCTCTTCTTCGCGCTTCGCTGCGCTCTCAATGCTGGCGCGCTCCAAATTGGCGTAGATGCAAACGCTGTTGCCCGGCTCGTACCAGCTGGACCATGCGCCAGCCTTGGCGTGCAGGCCGATAGCGCCGTCGTAGTCCGACACGCTCACGCGCTCGATCTGCACGTCATAGCGCTCATCACCGAAATACAGGGTGTCACCGACGTGCACCCGCGCTGCTGGCACAAAGATCTTCTCTATGCCCTCGCTCGAAAACATGCTTTCCATGTGGCTCTCCTTGGTTGGAGCCACAATTAAAGCATTCTTTATCCGTTAAAGCAAGTATGCTTTATAAAATCGGTAAAAATATCGAATATGACGAAAGATCGCTTTTGTCATATTTAGCGGGAGGGGGTAAGCGGCCGTGCCGGCCATCTTTTGCCCTCACCCCGCCATGTGGCTTGTGCAACTTCAGGAGGAATTGATGAAGGTTTGGAGCAACAGAAGTTCGGAGGCTTGGATGACCGTCGAGGATGGCGTCGCCCGCTTGAGCATCAGGGGTCACCTGACTGCCGAAGAGTCCCACGAGTATTTCCACCAAGGGCCGGGCGTGCGCATTGTTGAGGATGCCGCCTGCATCTTGGTGGACTACTCAGACGCGCGCATCGATCGGGAGTGGGTGCCCCTGCTTCCGCAGGAGGGGGTTCATCCCGCGGCCGTGTGCATGAAGCCGGGGGCGCTCGTCGTGCCAGAAGCCAAGGTCGACATCTACAAAGAGCTCGCCTGGCAGATGGCGCTGCGCGGGGTGGTGCGCGGCATCTTTTCGGACGGTAATCTCGCCCGCAGTTGGATCAAGGCTCGCCGTCAGTTTTTCTCTGAACAGGCGCTCCAAACTCAATCATCTGCACAAGCATGGCGTGCACCCGCTTGCGCTGCTGCAGATCAGTGATCGAGTCAATCATTCGGGCGGCATCTTCGGCCAAGGGTGACATTGCTGGCTTCATTTGACCCTCGCCGGTCGCCAGCCAGTACACATCCACCCCAAGGTGGCGCGCCGCGCGCGCGCTGTTCTCTGCCGTCAGCGCCTTGGTCCCCCGATTGATGACCTGCCCGATGGCCTGAGCAGACACGCCGATCGCGCGGGCCAGGCTCTCTCTGGTGGTTTTGGCATCTTCAAGCGCGAGAAGAAGCCTTTCTGAGTAGTCCATCATGGTAATTTTACCGAAAATGCCTTAAAGCATGATTTATTGGCATTTGGCATATTGACTTCCAAAAGTAAAGAATGCTTTAATGCCGGTATGACCAAGACCCAAGCCATCAAAAAACTGGGTGGTACCCCCACCCTTGCCGCTGCCGCCATCGGCATCACAACGCAGGCCGTTTCTCAGTGGCCGGAGACGCTGACGCCCGCCATTGAGGACCGCGTGATCGCGGCTCTCGCGCGCAGAGCCAAGAAGGCCCAGCGCAAGGGCGTAGCCGCCTAACTGCGTGCTCTTTTTTACGGGCGTCTTGTAAACCATGCTTTAAGTATGCGCGCATCGATCGGGGTTGTCCCACACCTTTTGTCGATGGTTTTTTGAACAGTGATTGAGAAATGAAATGACCGTGAAGAACCACACGCCCGGCTGCGCCTGCTCGCCGCTGTCTCCCTTCCGCTGGCGCGAGCGCTACGCGCCGGGCAAGTCATTCGCCGCTGAGTGGCAGCGCAATGCGAAGAGCGCGCAGGCATCGACGGACTACGTTGACAGCCAGCGCTCGGCTGGCGTGGATGTTGGTCATATCCACGGCCTGACCGACAAAGTGCCGCCGGAGCGCCATCGCCCGGGCCAGTTTGTCGTCGCGAAGGGCAAGGGCGCCAAAGAACGCGCAGCGGATGTGCTCAAGCCCGCGCGCAACGCCATCACCATCGCCCCCCGGGGCGACCACGAGCGCGCCCGCAAGAAGCGCATGGCGTCGATCTGAAATGGAGCAGCTTGCCATTTCGTTCGACGCTCCGCGCGCCGCCGGTGAAGCCGCCGCGCAGCGCTGCCTGGACAAGGCCCGCCGCGTGGCCGACCCACTGTTTGCGCTCAAGGCCGAGGCGGCCATCCTGAATCACCTGCGCGTGGTCCGCCGGGCGTCTGGCGAAGACCTGACCAACATCGCGCGCGCCCACGGTGCACGCCCCCATGACGACCGGGCCTTCGGCTCGGTATTCGGCTCCCTGTCGCGCCGCAAGGTCATCCGGGTGGTGGACTTCTGCCTGCGCAGCAAGGGCCACGGGACGGCCGGCGGGCGCGTGTGGGAGTTGGTTGAGGGCGTGGACTCATGAGCGATCTGCAGCGCCCAGCGCCATACCCCGCAGACACGAAGGCCAAAGGCTGGCGCTTTGAGCTCGACTACGAGGCGATTCAGCAATCCGACACCTGGGCGCTGGCCGACGAGGTGCCCATGGCGCAACCTGCGCTGCTGATGATGTGGTTCACCGCCTGGGCACAGATCCCGTGCGGCAGCTTTCCCAACGACGAGACGGTGATCCGCGCCAAGTGCAAGGTGCCACCCAAGGACTGGGCACGAATGCGCGGGGTGCTGATGCGCGGCTGGTGGGTAGCTGATGACGGCCGCCTGTACCACCCAACCATCACTCAGCGTGTTCTCGACATGCTGGGCCGCAAGGATGGAGAGCGCCAGCGCAAGGCCGACTACCGAGCCCGCAAGGAGGCCGAGTTGCGCCTGGCCGAGGCGAACGCCAGCGCAAAAGACAGAAGCGATGTCCCGTCAATGTCCCATGGGACAGACGCGGGACGGACGTGTGAGTCCCATGGGAGTGACGCTACCGGAACCGGAACCGGAACCGGAACCGGTTTAGATAGTAGTTATCAACCACCCTCTGCGCGAGAGGGCGAGTTGTCCCACGGGACAGACGCAGGACGAATTTGCAAAGCCATGAAGGCCGAGGGTGTGGCCGACGTGAACCCGAGCCACCAGTCGCTGCGGACCCTGCTCGAAGCCGGGGCAACCGAGGGCGAGTTCATCGCAGCCGCGAAGAAGGCCGTCGCCGAGCAAAAGGGCTTTGCCTACGCCATCGGCATCGTGGCCAACGAGCGCAAGCGCGCCGCCACTTTGGCTCAGCAGGTCCACCGCGGGGTGCTGCCCGCCGCCGAAACCGCCTATCAGCGCTCCATGCGCGAACGGATGCAGGAGGCCGCCCCGGACTCAGCCCGCAAAGACCCATCACACCCGGCGCACGCCGCCGACTTTTTCAATGCCATTGAGGTGCCAGCGCGCACCGTGGAGCGGATTTCATGAGCCTGCCTATCGCCTGGGTCGACAAGATTTTTCACAAGCTCACGTTGCTTTACGGCCGCGATTTCATCGGCCGTTGGGAGGGTCTGGAGCTCGCCGACGTCAAAACCGACTGGGGGCATGAACTCAGCGGTTTTGAGAACTGGCCCGAAGCAATTGCTCACGCGCTGGCCACTCTGCCGTCCGGCAAGCCGCCGACCGTGATGGAGTTTCGCGAACTGGCGCGCAAGGCTCCGCGCAAGGAGTTGGTCGCCTTGCCAGTCCCGGCGGCCAACCCTGAACGTATCGCGGCCGAGCTCAAAAAACTCACGGCCATCACTGGCAAGGGCATGACGTCGCCGAACCGCATCGATCACAAGGCGTGGGCCCGCAACCTCATCGCTCGCGAGAAGGCCGGCGAAGTCTTGAACATGACGGTCGCTCGCATGGCCCACCAGGCGCTGCGCGGCGAGTCAGCAGGGGCGGTGTGATGAATGACCCCATGCCCCGACTGCGCAGCCACGCGGGAGGCGCCGAACTGGCCTCGCCACTGCCCCACCTGCCTGTGGTGCGGCGCGCGAATCCTGTCCCGAATCCTCGCCCTCAAGGGATTCCGGCCGGCAAAGGAACTTTCAACCCGGGCTTCGGCTGCGCTCAAGGTCTGGATGGACCACGGGCACGACGAGCAGCAGCTGCGAACGCTATGCGCAAGTGGATCTTTGATCCAGCCGCCGATGAACGAGCGCAAGCCGTCGGATGCCACACCTGCGAAGACCGCGAAGAAGCGGTGAGCGCCCCATCAACCATCTGGCCACAAGGCATTCTGTGAAAACCATCGTAGGCATTGACCCCGGCGTCAACACCGGCCTGGCCATCATCCAAGACGGCAAGCTGTTCCAGTTGCAGACCGTCTACCCGCTGGACATCCCGACGATGCTGGCGCAGTGGTCGCCAGACCGCGTGATCTTCGAGGACTCGCGGCTGACAACACACCTCTTCACCACCAACGCCCGCGCAGCCGTGGCCAAGAGCATGGCCCGCAAGGTGGGGCAGGTCGACATGGTGTGCAGCTTCATCGTGATTGCCTGCGAGCGCTTGGGCATCCCTGCTCACGGCGTCAGCCCGAAAGGCAAGGGCAAGAAGCTCAACGCCGAGCAGTTCCAGGCCGCGACCGGCTGGGATGGCGCGTCCAACGAGCACCAGCGTGACGCCTGCATGGTGGCTTGGCCGTACCGGGGTGCGAAATGACCCAGTTGCTGATCGCCCTGTTCGGCCTGACCGCCCTCACGCTGGCGCTGGGCTCCAGCCCGCGCGGCCGCAAGTGGGCGCCCGTCATCGGCCTCGCCGGCCAGCCCTTCTGGTTTATGGCCACTATCCCCACCGAGCAATGGGGCATGGTGGCGCTGTGCGTGGCCTACACGCTGGTGTACCTGCGCGCGGTATGGGCGCATTGGGGTCCGCGTGGCTGACCTCGTGATCTACAAAGACGAGACGGGCCGCATGGTAGGCCTGGGCGAGAAGGGCCGCCGGGCCATGGCCAAGTTCGAGAAGCGGGTGGCCGAGCTCGAAGTCGGGGAAATGCTCAAGTTCTCCTACGCCCTGCCACGCTCGCCCCAGCACCACAAGTTCTTCTTCGTGAAGCTGACCGGCCTGCTCGAGCGTCAAGAGCAGTTCGTCACGCTGGAGCAGCTGCTGGAATGGCTCAAGGTTGGATCCGGCCACGTCGACTTCATGCCCGGCGCCCGCGGCGAGCTCATCGCGATGCCGAAGTCGATCGCCTGGCACAACCTCGAAGAGCAGGAATTCATCGAGGTGCACCGGGAAATCAACGACTTCCTGTGGACGCCGCACGCCATGGCGTACCTGTGGCCGCACCTGTCCCATGAGCATCAGTACCAGTGCATCGACCACTGGCACCGCGACTTCGAGCGCGCCCGACCGCCCGTGAAGAAGACAGCCGAGAAGCAGGAAGAGGTGGCCGCGTGATTCGATCCGGCTTCAAGCGCGCGCCCGTGGCGAACACCGTCCGCCTGCGCGACCGCGAACCGCTGCCGCCCAGGCTGACGCCAGTGGCGCTGGTGAACGCAAGCATGACGCCCGTGGCCGGGATTCCGGCATCGGCCATCGCCAAGCAGAACGCGATCGAGCACGAGGGATACCGCCGGTTGGTCGCTGCCATGCCCTGCATGAACTGCGGCATCAACGACAACTCTCAGGCCGCGCACCCGAACACCAACAAGGCGAAGGGCATGAAGGCCGACGACCGCCTTTGCTTTCCGTTGTGCGCTGTGCGGTTCAACGCGCCCGGTTGCCACTACCTGTTCGACCAGCACCAGCTTTTTCCGCGCTCCGAGCGCGCTGCTGTGGAGCGGCAGTGGGCCGCGCAGACCCGCACCGCCATTCAACTCGCCGGCCTTTGGCCCAAAAACCTCCCCCTCTGGATTGAAGAATGACCGCCGCGAAGAAGAACTACCGCCCCCGCAAGCCCGTGATCGAGGGCCCGCCAGTGCGCCTCTCTGGGCCCTACCTGCTCAACCGTATCCAAAGCCAGTGCATCGAATGCGATGACTGCGGCGAGCAGTGGCACTGGACGGCCAAGCGCTACGGCCACTCCAACCTGCTCATCAATGTGAACGGCAAGATGCTCAGTGTGCGCAGCGTGGTCTACCGCATCACCGACGGCCGCCCGGTGCGCAAAGGCCACGTCATCACGACCCTTTGCCACAACGACCGGTGCATGAACCCCGAACTGGCCGTGACCCGCCCGCCCAGCTTCATCCTCGCGCGCACCGCCCAGGCCGGAAAGATTCACACGCGCTCCATGCGAATCAAGATCGCCGCCACTCAGCGCGCCAAGAACACCAAGATTCGCGACATGGAGCACGCCAACGCCATCCGTCTGGATGGCCGACCCATCACGGTGATTGCTGCCGAGGTTGGCGTGAGCCATCAAACGGTGTCGCTTATCAAAAACAACCGGATGTGGATCGACTACGCCGGCATGTTCACCGGACTGGGCGCGCGATGAGCCGCAAACGCACTGTGCGCCGCGTGTGGGCGCTGGTGAACCCCATCGCGCACGCGATTTCGGGTGCCCGCATTACCGACACCAAGAGCCTTGACCAGCTGCTGGTGCGCGAGCTCGCAAGCCTGGACGCCTTCACGCGCGGCGCCGCCCGGCTCCACGAGTATTCCGACCTTGTGAACATGAACAACCTCACCCAAACGCTGGCGGGCATGGGCGTAGGGAGAGAGGCGCTGCCCGACTGCCGCAAGGCAGAGCAAGCCCTGATTGAAGCTGCAGCACGGTTCGAGCGCACCCAGCGCATGGGATTGACCGGCCCCGGCATCGAAGCCCTGCGCAACGTCATCGAGTGGCACACCCTGCAGCGCAGCGCCATCCCGCGCAGCAAATACGAGGAAGCCATCCGGCTCACGGGTGCACGGATCAAGAGCGGGCACGCCACGATCGACCTGGGAGCCACCTTGAAAGCGAGCGATCGTGACGAGGCTTGCGCTGAAGGGTCCGCCGCATGAACACCATCGACCCCACGCGGGCCACGCTGGACGAGCGGTATTCGGCCGCCGGCAACTCGCACAACCTGACCAGCACACCGGAGCACCAGACGCAGGCCGACGTGCTGGGCGCCAGCGGCATGAGCCGTTCACCGGTGGGCGCCACCTTGCAGCGCCTGCAAGGCGAATGGGACGCAGCCGTCAAGCCTCACGCCCACGCTGGCGAGTCCGAGCTCCGCGCGCTCATGCGCCGCCTGCACAGCCTGCCAGAGGCGATGGTGTCCGTCCAGGCGCTGGCCATCCGCGATGGCATCAACCCGGCCTTTGCGCCCGAGGTGCTGCTGTGGTGGCTGGATCCGGGATGCCCAGCCTGCGGTGGCAATGGCGCGCAGCCCATGGGGAAGTTCGTTCGCGGCCTGCGCCGCTGCCCCGCCTGCCACGGCACCCGCACGAAGCCCGTGCCATACGGCAGGGCAGGGGACCGCATCACCGACCGGATGGAAGAGGCTGTGAACAACTGGCGCAGCCAGACCGCCAGAAGGCTGCACAGCACCGGGAAAGCTGAGTAATATCGCGCACCCGCGAGAGCGGCAGGGATTGCACGGGGCGCTGGCTCCGTCGTGCCCGACCCTTCGGCACCAAGCCCATACCCGTCTGCCGCGCCCAGTGCACGGCCGAAGAACCCTGACGGGATAGGTGCCTCCAAAATTCCACTTCAAGAACCCGCCGCGTGCGGGTTTTGTCGTTTCTGGCCCGTCCGCTGGGGTTTCCCGGTGGAGCGCAACGGGCCGCCATTCGCGCAGTAGCTCAGTGGAAGAGCGCCGGAAGCCATCCGCCGGAGGTCGCTGGATCGTGCCCAGCCTGCGCAACCAAACCCCCGCCAGCCCGAGGGGTGAGCCATCGCCGGGCCCAGTGGCCTCGTAACCCCGGCAGGACGCGATGCGGAGCGCTCGATGCGGCTGGACAGCGCATCCGCCTGCCGTTGAACCCGGCGGTCTTCCGGGCAAGAGCAGCAGGCGCGGCCACCCCCACACCAAACCACCAAGGCTCCCCATGACAGCTGAAAACCTCGTTTTGATTCTGGGGGCCTTCGGGTCTTTCCTCTCCATCCTGGGCGTGGGCGGCGCCTGGCTGCTCAACCGCGTGGACGCCAAGGCAAAGGCCGCCGAAGAGCAGGAAGCCGAAGCCCGCCGCGCGCTGGCCGAGTCCATGCAGGCCGATATGCAGGTCATGCGCATGGAAATCGCCACCCTGCGCGCAGAGAAGGGCCTGTACCTGCGCCGGATCTACCAGCTGGAGCTCTTCATCCATCGAACACCGGGTATCCAGATCCCGGAAATGGAAGGCTGGCCACCGACATGAGCAGCCCAAATCCCCCCGCCTGGCTGACCGAGGCCTACAAGCACATCGGCGTCAAGGAAATCAAAGGCCACGCACACAACCCCGTCATCGTGGGCTTTTGGAAAGCCGCCCGCCTTGCCGGCATCAAGAACGATGAGGTTCCATGGTGTGCCGGGTTCGTCGGCGCCATGCTCGAAACCGCGGGCGTGCGCTCCGCGCGCTCCGACTCTTCGCGCGCCTACCTGAAGTGGGGCGTTCCGATCAAAGAGCCCATTCCCGGCTGCATCGTCGTCTTCCAGCGTGATGGCGGTGGACACATCGGCTTTGTCGTGGGCCGCGACCACATGGGCAATCTGGGCGTGCTGGGCGGCAACCAGTCCGACGCCGTGAACATCCGCACCTTCCCCACCGACCGGGTGCTGGGCTACCGCTGGCCCGAGGCCTGGGCCATCGCCGCCATGCCCATGCCGACCATCGAGGCCGCCAAGAGCGTGACCGAGGCATGAACGCCCTTGCCGTTCGCATCCTGATCGCCGGGGCCCTGTGCTTCGGCCTGCTCGCTGCTGGCGCATGGGCGTACCAGCACCACAAGGGCCAGCTGATCGAAGAGGGCCGCAACCGCGGCGCCCTCGAAGTGCTCGCCCAGTGGGACCGCGCCGAGCTCGACCGCGCAGCTGCCCAGAAAACCCAAGACGCCATCGACCTCGCATTGGAGCGAGAGCGCCAGACCGTCGCCACGAAAGCCGCCAATGAAGCCAAACACCGTGAGCAGGGCCTTCGCGCCGCTGCTGCTGCTGCTCGCACTGAGTCTGAGCGCCTGTCAGGCGAGCTTGCCCAAGCCAACACCCGCCTCGCCACGGCTCCCGTTGAAGCCGTCCGCCTCTACGCCGCAACCGCAAACGCCGTATTCGACGACTGCCAGCGCGCGTATCAAGGAGTGGCGGCAGAAGCTGACGGACACGCAAATGACTCCCTGATGTTCCAGCAGGCGTGGCCAGGGAATCGACCATGACCAAGAAGGCAGGAGCCGCACCCGTGAAGAAGACCGCACCAAAGAAGACCCCAGTCAACAAAACAGCGCCCAAGGTCAACACCAGCGCGCAAAAGAAGCCCAAAGAGGCCCCAGCCGCACCCGAAACCAAGCCGCTGACGCGCCGAAATGCTGCCTTTGTTGCGGAGTACCTGAAATGCCGCAACGCCACGCAGGCCGCCATTCGCGCGGGGTATTCACCCGACACGGCGAAGCAGCAGGGCTCGCGTTTGCTGACGAATGCTGCCATCCGGGCCCTGATTGACCAAGGGCACAACGAACTCATCGAGCAGGTGAAGCAGGAAACCGGCATCAGCCTGGAGCGAACCCTGCGCGAGATTGCCCGCATCGGCTACTTCGACCCCCGCAAGCTGTTCGACGCCAAGGGCGAGCCGCTGCCCATCACCGAGCTCGATGACGACACGGCCGCCGTCATTGCCGGCCTCGACGTGCTCGAAGAGTGGGAAGGCTCCGGCGAGGACCGCCGCCTCGTGGGCTACGTGAAAAAGTGGAAGCTGGCCGACAAGAAGGGCGCGCTCGACATGCTCATGAAGCACCTGGGCGGCTACAAGGTCGACAACGAGCAAAAGGTCGACCCCATCGCCTCGCTGCTGGCCCGCGTGGGCGGCAAGTCGGCCATCCCCGTCCAGAAGTAAGCCATGGCCTACAAGACCGTGCCGCTCGACTTCGTGCCTTCCAGTGAGGAAGAGCTCGAGCGCGCGCTGTCTGACCCCTTCTGGCGCGTGTGCTCCGGCTTCCTCTACAAGATCATGGTGAAGAAGTCCGAGGAGGACGAGGGCTCCGTGGTTCCGTTCAAGCCCAACCGTGCGCAGCGCCGGTTCATGGACAGGCTGTGGCACCGCAACATCATCCTCAAGGCGCGCCAGCTGGGCTTCACCACCCTCATCTGCATCATGTGGCTGGACCACGCGCTGTTCAATGCCGACCAGCGCTGCGGCATCATCGCGCAGGACCGGGACGCGGCGAAGTACATCTTCCGCGACAAAGTGCAGCTGGCCTACAAGAACCTGCCCCCCGAGATACTGGCCGGCTTCCCCACCGAGGCCAGCAACGCCGACGAGATCCTGTTCGCGCACAACAACAGCAGCGTGCGCGTAGCCACCTCCATGCGGTCGGGGACGATTCACCGCCTGCACGTCTCCGAGTTCGGCAAGATCTGCGCGAAGTTCAAGGACAAGGCGGTTGAAGTCTCCACCGGATCGCTGCCCGCCGTGCCCCTGGACGGCATTGCCATCATCGAGAGCACCGCCGAGGGCCAAGAGGGCGAGTTCTTCACCATGACCGAGTTGGCCCGCGCCAACCACGACAGCGGCAAAGAGCTCACCCAGCGCGACTACCGCTTCCACTTCTTCCCATGGTGGCAAGAGCCTGGCTACACGCTGGCCACCGCTCTGCCGCTGACCGACGCCGACATCGAATACTTCGACAAGGTTGAAGTGGAGATGGAAACGGTGCTCACCGATGGCCAGCGCAGCTGGTACGTGGCTACCCGCGACACCGACTTCGGCGGCGACCCCACCAAGATGTGGCGGGAATACCCGTCAACGCCCACCGAGCCGTTCAAGGTGTCCACCGAGGGCACCTACTACGCCACCCAGATCACCGCCGCGCGCAAGCAGGGCCGCATCGCCACCGTGCCCTACCTCGAGGGCGTGCCCGTCAACACCTTTTGGGACATCGGCGCTGGCGACGGTACCGGGATCTGGCTGCACCAGCGCCAAGGCCTGCGCAACCGCTTCTTCAAATACATCGAGGGATGGGGCGAGGGCTACGGCCACTACATCGCCGCACTCCAGAAGGTGCACCCCGACATCGTGTGGGGCACGCACTACCTGCCTCACGACGCCGACCACAAGCGCCAAGACAGCGAGAACGTCAGCACACCCATGGAGAAGCTGCAGGCCTTCAAGCTGGGCGGCAAGTGGGACATCGTGGACCGGGTGTCCGACCTCTCCCACGGCATTCAACTCACGCGCCAGGCCTTCGGCGACTGCTGGTTTGACGAGACGGGCTGCAAGGAGGGACTCACCCACCTGACCATGTACCGCAAGACGTGGAACAAGGCCCGAGGCTGCTGGAGCGACGAGCCCTACAAGGACGTGCACCGCGAAGGCGCAGACGCATTTCGACAGTTCGCCCAAGGCTACGAGGCCCCGGGCGAGAAGAAACCCCGAGAAAAGCGCCGCGAGCGCAACTGGCGCACCGCCTGAAAGACATCCCCATGCAACTACAGAACCTCCACCAGCGCGTGCTCGGAGCCAACGGGCGCGAGCTCTTCGGCCTGGGCGGCACCCGCAGCTACCGCCAGCACGAAAGCCGCGGCTACCACGTCTCGCTCGAATGGATCGAGGGCGAGCCGGCCATGGTCATCTGGCCCAGCCGCGCCGGCGGTGACATGGACATCGGCGCCTTCGCCATCTGCCTGTCTTCGGCCGCCGTCTACGCCGACCCCAGCGGCAAGCCCACCGAGGAGTGCTTCATCCGCTGCGCCATGGCGCTGCCCGACATGGGCAAGGCCATGCTGCACATCGAGCTCAACGCCTTGGTGGACGTGGTGATGCAGTTCATGCCCGACCTGCTGGCCATGCCCCCGGCGCCGCGCGCTGTGCGGGCCGCCGACAAGGGCGAGGCGCTGTGGGAAATCACCCAGCAAGACCAGAACGGCAAAACCATCAGCGAGGCGACTGTCTGACCATGGCTCTTGCAATCAACCGCCCTACCGTCAAGAACAAGCCCGTGCGCAAGCTGTCCCCCGAGGACAAGCACGCCCGGATGCTCCATTGGTTTCAAAGTGAGATGCGCCGCCAGCAGGCCAACCGCTTCCAGATGTCCATGGACGAGGACTACTACGACAGCGAGCAGTGGACCTACGAAGAGGCCGCCGAGGTGCGCGCCCGCGGGCAGAACCCCGTCGTCTACAACGAGGTCAAGACCACCGTGGACTGGCTGATTGGGATCGAGCGCCGCACCCGCCAGGACTTCAACGTGCAGGCGCGCGAGGACAGCAAAGAGGCCGAGGCCGACGCCAAGATCAAGACCAAGCTGCTGAAGTACATCCACGACGCCAACCGTTCGGGCTTTGAGCAGTCCAACGCGGCCGACGACACCTTCAAGGCCGGTCTGGGCTGGATCGAAATCGGAATCTCCCCCGACCCCGAAGACGAGCCGATCTACAAACGCTCCGAGTCGTGGCGCAACATGCTGTACGACAGCCTGGGCACCAAGAAGGACTTGAGCGACAGCCGCTACCTGTTCCGCTTCCGCCCGGTCGACCTCGATCTGGCCATCGCGTACTTCCCCGATAAAGAGAAGGAGCTCCGCAAGGCGGCCGTCTCCGGCGATGACGCCCACTACATGGAGTGGTGGAACAACAAGCGCATCGAGGAGATGGAGACGCAGGTCACGCCCATGACGGGAAAGTGGACTATGTACGACTCCGACGCCTGGAGCCGCAACCTGCGCGAGCGCGTGCTGCTCATCGAGTGCTGGTACACCGAGCCCACCACCGAGACGACTGGGCAGGGCGCCGCCGCAGTCGACCGCGTGCGCATGAAGATGCGCTGCGCCATCATGACCGAGCAGGATCTGATCGCCGACTCGCCCAGCCCCTACAACCACAACAAGTTCCCGTTCGTTCCGTACTGGTGCTACCGCCGCAAGAAGGACAACGCGCCCTACGGCCCCATCCGCCCCGTGCGCGGCCCGCAGGACTCGCTGAACAAGCGCCACAGCAAAGCCCTGTTCATCCTCTCGACCAACCAGACGATCGCAGAGGCCGATGCGTTTGACGACGAGGTGATGACCTCCGACGAGGCGCGCGACGAGCTCCAAGCGCCCGATGGTTTTGTCCTGCTGGCCAAGGGTGGCCTGCAGAAGATCAAGACCAACCGCGAAACCGAGGTGGCGCAAGGACACCTGCAGCTGGCGCAGGCCGACAGCGCCGCCATCCGCAACAGCGTGGGCGCCACTATGGACACGCTGGGCCGCGACACTGGCGTGAAGCAGTCCGGCATTGCCCTGCAGCGCAAGGCCGAGCAGGGCTCGCAGCTGACCGCCGAAATCTTCGACAACCAACTGTTTGCCCGCCAGCTGGAGGGTGAACTCGAGGTAGCGCTGATCGAGCAGTACTACACCCAGCCCAAGGTGTTCGCTATCACCGGCGAGCGCTCCAAGCGTGAGTACACCCGCATCAACCAGCCAGACCCGGTGACCGGCGAGCGCCTGAATGACGTGACCCGCTTCAAGGCAGACTTCCACATCGGCGAGCAAGCATGGCGCCAGACGCTCAACCAGGCTGCGTTTGAGTCGCTGATGGAGCTCATGACGCAGATGGCGCCGGCCGCCCCGCAGGTGGTCATGGCCGTGCTGCCAAGTCTGTTCGAACTGGCCGACATCCCCAACAAGGCGGAAATCGTTCGCAACATCCGTCAGGCCGTCAACCAGCCCGACCCGGACGAAGAAGAGACGCCCGAGCAGGTTGCAGCGCGCGAAGAGCAGACCGCCCTCGCACGCAAACAGATGGAGGCGCAGCTGGCCCAGCTGGACGCAACCATCCGCGAGTCGCAGGCCAAGGGCACCAAGCTGGACGCCGAGACGCTCAAGACGACGCTCGAAGCGCTGTACGTCGCCATGCAGTCCGCGCAGGTCATCACCCAGGCGCCCGGCGTCACACCGGTGGCCGACGAACTGCTCAAGAGCGCGGGCTTTCAGGACAAGAACCCCGGTATGCCCGCGGTGCCAGAAATGGCACCCGTGGACCCGATGGCACAGCCCGTGGACCCCATGCAGCCCGACCCCATGGCAGCAGACCCAGCGCTGATGCCCACCGACCAACCCACCGCACCAGCGGGCGCTGACGGCGCCATGTCTGGAATTGAAACCCAAGCGCCTGACGGCGTGCTCCCGCAGTAAGGAACCCCATGGAATCCCTCGACCAAACCATCACCACCAATGGCGAGCCGTACACCGGCGCCAGCGCGCCCAGCGCCTTGAGCGAAACGCCCCCGCCACTGGCCGACAACGAACTGGCCGAGCTCATGGCCGAGTTGGAAGCTGGCCCCGACAGCCCGGCCGTGGGCATCGACTTCGCGAGCGGCCCCGATGAGTCGGTCATCGTCTTCACGCTGGAGCGCCTGGACGTGGCCCACCGCCTGCCCGCGGTGTCGGTGGACGCTCAGACGCAGCCTGCACCCATGGCGCCGGGCTCCATCACCGTGTTCAAGAGCGCCGAGGGCGAGAACATGGAGCTCGTGCTGGCCTGGGCGCGCGACCTGCAGCACAAGACCGACGGCGTGACCATGATCGACCCCGCCACCGGCATGGCGCTGGCCGCCCAGCCTTTCAAACCCAACGAGGAGTAACCCATGAACGGAGCCATTGCATCTGCACCCAAGGCCGACAGCTACGACAAGTGGCGCGCCGAAGATGACCTGCGCACGCTCACCACGGCCGCGCAGATCCGCAAGGACAAGAAGCGCATGGCCGACGTGAAGCGCGCCGCCAAGGAGAAGCTGGGCGAAATGGCCCACCTCAAGGCACTGGCCAACGGCGACAAGAACGCCTAAACCCTTTCCCCCCAACCCACCCCAACCATTGCAGGAGCTACACATGGGCATCCAAGGCTACACCCCCGAAGAACTCGCCATCCTCACGCCTGACGAGCGCAGCGCCATCGAGGCAGACGACAGCACGGACGCTGACGAAATTGCCGCCATCGCGGGCGAAGGCGAAGCCGACCCAGGCACCGACGCCGACGCCGACGACAGCGCGGCCGCCACTACCACCGAAGCCGACCCGACCGACGCTGCAGCAGCTGCAACGACCGAAGAAGAGCCCACCATTGACGACGAAGT